TCTTCATTTTGGATTTCTTCAATTAAATCCTCAATAAGCTTTTTTAAGTTACTCATTTATTTTTTACTCTTTAATTCTTTAATTAATTCGTAAGACATCATTAGTGATGAAACGTGATTATCAGATACTACTTTTCCAATTTTAGTTTTAGCTAAAACCGAAACAGTTTCTGCCAACTTAATTTTAGTTACTTTATCTTTTATACCTTTAGATAATGTTTTTAGTTCAGAAACGATTGATGGTATTTCTTTTTCAACATAAGATTTAAAACCAGTAGTATTAGATAGGTTGTTGATGTATTCTCTTAATAGGTTTTTCTGGTTTTCATCTAAGTTAGAATACTTTTTATTAAAAGTTTCTACTAAAATTTTATAAGTAAGTAATCTTAAATCTTTATCTTGTTTTTTATAAGATTCTACAATCTGATTGGTATTACCTGTTTTAGATGATAATTTAGATGGTTTAGATGTAATAGATTCAATGAGGGTAATTTTTGAATTGAATACATCTTTAATATCATAATTATCCATCTTTTTAGATTCAAAAATCTTATAGATAGATGCAAGTAATCTGTAATTTGAAATAGGAGAGGAAAGGAATTCATCCATATTGAATGATTCGTTAATCTTTTTAATAAGATTATACTTTTCTCTATGAAGTTGTTTCTGGTCAATGCGATTATGTGCCTCATTAACTGTATCAATGAACTTTTCTGCTCTTGATTCAGACTTGTACTTTTCTTTAATAAGAAGTTCGTACAATCTCAACTCTTTGTTTAACTCGGTTTTTGGGCTAAAAAACTCACTTACGATTTTTTTAGCTTTTTCAGTAGTATCACCATTTAGAACTTCTAACGTAATTTGTCTTACGAGAAGCTCAAATAGAATACCAGTATTCTTAAATTTTGAATGTTTTACCCTCTTCATTGTGTTTTTATCCTATAATAATATATCAATATACGATACAATACATCGTATATAAATATAAGTTAATTTTGATTTCCTTAATTTTTATTCATCAATCAAATTTGCGTCATCTAAAAAGTCTCCGTTTTCACTCATTAACTTTCGTTTTGCCGAAACTCCGTTAACATATTCTTTAGCAACTTTCTGCGTAGTTTTACTAACTTTTGATTCAGTTTTCGTTAACGCTTTTTGATTTTCCTTTTTACCCAATGGGTCTCTCCCATAAGGATGTTTATCTTTACCATAGGTGTTTCCCTCTCTTGGTCTACCACCTTTGTTCTTTAATTCAGTTTTTAATTCTTCTAATTCATCTTCAACATCAGTTGGGTCTGATTCCATTGCTGGGTCATTACCCTCATCTTCAATTGAACGATATCTAAATCTATCTTTAAGGTCATTGATAAGTTGAGTTTTTTGGAAATCAACCTCATCATCACTAAAGTTAAAGATATTTTTGTATGCCCAATCTTTAGATACCATATTTAATCCCTGAATATCAGAAACTAATCTAACTTTCTCACTCCAAAGATTTACTTTTTCTTGCTCATAAATTGTAGATGGATTAACTAAGTTTAATTCAAAATCTACCATCTCTGTTCCTTCAATACCTTGAGCAGCTAAGTGAGTTACTGCTAATTTAGTTAACTCTGAAATAAGAGTTCTTTGGATTCTTTCAATAGTTCTTGCAAATCTAACATCTTCTGCAGCAAGAGTTGCTTTACCATTTACATTTTCATCATATCCCAAATATGCTTTTGGAATTTTAAGAGCTGCAAACATTTTGTTTTTTAAGTAATCAATATCTTCGATAGTTGCGTACTCTAAACCAGCAAGGTTATCGATTGATGTACCACTATCACCACCACGAACAGGAAGATAAAAATCTTCTGTTAGGTTTTGCATATTGTACTTTAAGTTGTAATCACCAGTCTTTTTATCCACAAATGGAGTTTTTTTCATTTTGTTGATAATTCTTTGCATGTAGTTATCAACTTCTTGTGGTGGAATATTACCAATATCAATTTTGAAAACTCTCTTATCTGGTGCTCTCATAATTCTATGAATTAACATAGCATCTTCCATAAGAGAAACTTGTTTCCAAATTCTCCTACCATACTCAATCATTGCTTTTCCATAAGGAAGGAAGTTGGTATCGGATAATAATCTAAAATGTACTACTTCAAAGTTTTCATATTCACCTTTACCATTTGGGTCGTGATTAACTTTAAACTTTACATAGTTTGGATTGGTAGGGTCAGTATTCTCTAATCTTTCAGTTTCGTAAACTGGAAGTGGTTTTACATTAATAATACCAACACCTGGTTGTATTTCTTGTAGTAAAAAGAAATCACCATACTTAACCATATTTCTTGTCCAAGACCATAGGTTAAATTCTATATTCAAAATATCATAGAAAAGGTTTTCTAAGATTTCTT